ATCTCCCTTAAAGGTAAAGACGATTATACAAATGTTGGTAAGCGATTAGCTGAAGGCTGGGAGTTTGTTTCTCTCGACGAAGTACCTGAACTAGGCCACACCTCTATGGTTAGAGATGAAGGTCGTTATAGCGGTACTGTTTGCCGTGGGGACTTGGCTCTTGCCAAAATGCCCATCAAACGTGCAGAAGCACGGCAACGTCATTTCGAAGGGGCCTCTGCTGATATGGTGGATGCTGTTAACTCGCAACTTGAAAACGCAAGTGACAAAAAAATGCCTGTTCGAAACTCAAGCAAAACAAACGTAACCAGAGGACGTACACCCTCTTTCGATTAAGAATAAGGTGCTACAGAGTCTGGCTACATGATTCACAACTTAGGAGATTAATAAAATGACTACTAAACTAATTACTGGTATCACTCCTTCCCGTGTTCGTGGTAACTCGCCTCAGAGCAGTGGTGCAACTTCGTACCCAATCGCTTCTGGTGCTGGTGCAATGTATACAGGTACTCCTGTACGCTTGTCTGGCGGCTCGCTAGTTCCACTCGTTACTTCGACTGAAATGCCTATTGGTACATTCCAAGGCTGCAGTTACGTAGCAGACGGGGAGCAATACTTTAAACCTTACTACTCTGGCGTATCGGCTTCCGATATTGTCGGTTTGGTAAACGACGACCCAAGTCAAACCTATATCATTAGCTCGGACACAACCGTTGCTGCTGGTATCGTTGGTAAAAACGTAGCAGCTTCGAATATTGCTGCTGGTTCTACCTTCACTGGTCGTTCCACAATCACGGCTCTAACCACTGCAGGTAGTGTCGGAACTTCGGCTGCTGGCCTGTTCCGTGTTATCGGCATTGTCGATGAGCCAGGTAACGCTGTTGGCGACCCATATACTCGTTTGGAAGTCCAAATGGGTCCTGTTAGCCAACAGAACTTCATTAATGTACTGGTATCAACACCAGTTACGGCATTCAACTAAGGGAGATAATTAAAAATGGCTATTAATAGAGGAAGTATTTCCAAAGAGCTACTCCCAGGTCTTAACGCTGTATTTGGCGTTGAGTATGGAGAAGTATCCGATGAACACGCACCGTTGTTTGATGTTGAAAATTCAGACCGTGCATTTGAAGAAGAAGTTCTCTTCACAGGCTTCGGCTCGGCACCTGTTAAAGGTGAAGGCGCTGCTGTATCGTATGACGATGCCCAAGAAAGCTACACTGCTCGTTACACACACGAGACTGTTGCTCTTGGCTTTGCCATCACAGAAGAAGCAATGGAAGATAACTTGTATGATACGTTTGCTAAACTACGTGCCAAAGGTCTGGCCCGTGCAATGGCAAACACCAAACAAGTAAAAGCTGCTGATGTATTCAACAACGGCTTTAACGCTGCTTATGCAGGTGGTGACGGGGACGCATTGTTCTCGGCTTCACACGCAACGATTGGCGATGGCGACCAAAGCAACTTGCTGGCCGCTGCTGACCTTTCGGAAGCATCGCTTGAGACTGCTTTGATTAGCATCTCGAAAATCAAAGATGACCGTGGTATCCTGATTGGTGCGCAAGCCGAAAGCCTGCACATTCCTTCGGACCTCGCATTCACTGCAGACCAGATTCTGAACTCTGCTTTGTCCACCACAATCGTTTCCGATTCGGGTGTAACAAATACGAATGACATCAACAGCATCCGTAACCAAGGACTTGTCCCTGGCGGCTTCTACGTGAACCGTAGATTTACCGATACGAATGCTTTCTTCATCAAGACTGATTGCCCGAATGGTGCGAAAATGTTCGTACGTTCGCCGCTTCAGACTAAGATGGAGCCAGACTTCGACACTGGTAACCTTCGCTTTAAAGCTCGTGAGCGTTATAGCTTTGGTTGGTCAGACTGGAGAGGTTTCTTCGGTAACGCTGGTGCCTAGTCACTAGTCTACTGATAGACTAAAAAATAGAAGGGCGTGGGAGTTGTATCCTACGCCCTTTTTTAGTATAATAGGCACATCGAAGTTTATTATACAGGAGCGAATCATGTCGGCAAATCTTAGGGTAGCATATGTTACTTGTAATACTACACTGGTTAATACCGCTGTAGACACAGTTAGCGGTGTAGCGCTAAAGGGTACACGCATTAGAGGTGTCCATGCACAGGGTGTAGGTGAGTTTACTATCACTGGTACATCCGTAGATGCTTTTGGAAACTCTAACGGCGGTATTATTAAATTCACAAACACAACTAATTCGGATGTAACAGAAGCCTATCTTACTGACACAGGTGTCCGTATGGGTGGTACTGTTATTGTGCAATGTCCTACAGCAGGTTCAACGGTAACAATTTATTATGGCTAATTACACATACCTTGTGAACGATATTATTGAAGCATCTGAGAATGACGGCACTGAGTTTGTTGCCTACATTCCTAAGATGGTTAATCGTGTCGAAGATAGAATGATAAAAGCCCTAGATGACTACGGGCTTGTAACTGCTACGTCAGTTGCCCTTTCTGCTGGTAAAAATATATTTGAACTACCTACAGGCACAAAGGTTATTAAGAATATCCACCTTAAAGACGCAGGCACTAAGATTGCCCTTCTTCAAAGAACAGACGAATTTATTAATGACTACTGGCCTGTAAGCGCCAGCACAGGAACTCCTAAGTATTATGCCAGAAAAACCAATAGTCAAATTTTGTTTGCTCCTACTGCAAGCGCTACTTATGGTGGCTCTATTGTGTATACAGTTAAACCAGCTGCCTTAACCAGTGTCAATCAAAATAATTATTTCTCAGACGAATGCTATGATGCTTTATTTTATGGTTGCATGGTTGAAGCCTCAACATTTATGAAAAACTTTTCTGTTACTCCTGTGTATCAAGAGCAACATAAGAATGCAATGGACTTACTGAGAAACCAAGCTAGAAGAACACGCCGTGACGATATGGAGGATAACTCTTCCCCAGCAGGCGGCGACAATACATTAACTCCAGGAGGAAATTAAATGGCAGCGGTTAAGACAGGTGCTGACGCAATCAGAGCAGCATTAAAAAGTGGTACAACAGCAGCAGCTGTAAAGAAGTTTGGTAAGCGTCCTGTTTATCAAGTTCTTCGTCGTGACCAAGCAGCTAAAGATAAAGCAGTTAAAGCTAAAGCAGGAGCTATGCCAAGCATTAAAAAAGAAAAAATGTCAAGAGACGCTAAGGCTAAGGCAGCTTATGAGCGCTCTAAAAAGAAAGCAGAAAAGCTAAAAGAAACTAAGCCTAAAAAACCAGTTAAGGTTAAAAAGGTTAAAGGCCCTGCTACACAAAGAATGTTAGATGACGAGATGAGAAGAGAGCTTAAGGGTGAAACTGTTAAGGCTCGTCGTGACCGCATTAAGAAAGCTTCTAACCCTAAGAAGAGACGTAAGGCTGCACAGTTAACTGAAGGTCGTGAAACTTCTGCAGACTTTGAATCACGTATGTCTCGTGAAGCTCGTCAAGGGGGTGGAACTGATGTAGGTAAAAAGAAAGCCAATCGTGGCTCAGGCTCTGACCCTTTATATGAATACGAAGCTGGACAAGCTTCTTCTTTCCTTCGTGGTAAGGACAAACCATTCATGGACGAATACGAAAAAGAACTAACTGAATTGATTAATAGAAACAAAGGTGGCTCGGTGCGTGGTGTAGGTTGTGCTAAACGAGGCTACGGCAAAGCAATGACAAAGGGGAAAAAATAACATGGCTGGTATAGCAGGAAAAGAAGGTTTAAAATTAATTAATAAGTTTGTAAAGGGAACTCCAAAGGGTAAGTCTCCTAACTATGGTAAACTTAAAGCAGAGCTTATTAAAAAAAGAAGAGAGAAGCAGGCAAGTGATGCTGAAAAAGAAGCTCTGTCTATTCTTAAAAAGAATGACGAGACAGCTACAATGCAACAGAAAGCACGTCAGTCTGCATCAAGTCGTAAGAAGCCTGTAAGCTTAGCGGGTCCTAAAGAGTTTGGAGGTAGCGGTAAGTCTAAGCTTCAAAAGGGCTTAGAGTCTGTAGAAAAGACCAAGAGTCCAAAAGTAAAAAAGACGGTTAGCAAGCCCATGTCTGCTGCAAAAAAGAAAAGAGTAGAAGAGGCACGTAAAAAGGGTTCAGGCGCTTTGATGCGTGAAGGCCTTTCGGATATTAAAGCTTATGGTGGTAAGATTAAAGAACCAGCAAAGAAAAAAGAAGCTAAGCCTAAAAAAACATATGGAGGAAGCTTGGACAAAGGAATTTTAAGGAATATGGGTGGTAAAGTAGGCAAGCCTAAGGGCGTAGGCTGTGCAACTCGTGGATACGGGAAGGCAATGAAGTAATGAAGAAAGTACCAAAGAAGAATAAAGGTCTTTCCAAGCTTCCTACCGCTGTTCGTAACAGTATGGGATACTACCAAGAAGGTGGTCCTGTAACAGAAACTGTTAAGGGCAATCGTGGCACAAAAGAACAGGGCATGAGAGCTTACGACTACCAGCAGGAAATTAAAAAAGAACACGAAGAGCGTATGAAGTACATTGAAGAACAGCTTTCAGATAACCGTGGTGGTAAGGGAAAGTAATGTCTGATGCCAAGTACACAAAGCCAGAACTCCGTAAACGAATTGTTGCTCGCATTAAAGCGGGTAGCAAAGGTGGAGCAGCTGGT